TGACTATTGAGTTCATTGACACTATTATAATATGAGATCGCGGCTTGGCGTCTACGTTCAAAGTCAGCAATCTGGCTATCAGTAGCATTCTTGCCTATCTGCGCAGCCTCTCTATCTATGCTGGCAAGACGTTCTTTTAATGTTCGTTCATTAGCCAATTTCTTTTGATATATTTCACGCTGTTCTGCTGACATATACAACATGTCAATTTCATCTTGCATTGCCTGTAGTGCAGCAGTATCTTGGCGAATAGTTTCACCAAATTCAATAGCACGATTACGGGCTTCTATAGCATCGCGTTCTAACTGTAAATTTTCTATCGCTGACTTAACCCTAGCAGCATCGGCTCTAGCCTGATTATTGATGCTTGCAATGGTTGCATCTATCGCATCTTTTTGTTCTTTATCCTTTTCAGTTAATTTTGCTTTTTGATTTTGTAAATCTTGTATAGTAGTTGCTGTACGTTGATATAAATCATCCAATGCTTTTTGTACTTCAGCATCACGCTCACTTAAAGTTAAATATTTGGCTTCATTATTGATTGAATTGATAAACTCACGATTATTGCGAGCATACGCTTTACCAACTTCTTCAATTGTTTTTATTTTTTCTTTTAATGCATCAATGACTTGTCTTTGCGTTTCTAATTCAGCAAGCATTGCATCATTATCTGCCAATGTTGCATCTAATTTCTTTTTCTTTTCTGCGAGTTTTTCAGTTTCACTAGATGTAAATCCAATCATTTGGCCTAAATATTTAAATGCATTACTTACGCTATCAGGTATGACATAACTTGCAATTGCGGTTAATGCAGCAACTAAAACGCCTAGGGCTTTTGATACTAAATCAATACCCATTTTCATGAATTTTAGGCGTTTGGCGAAACCATCAAACGTTTGGCTTGCTACACCGCCTGCATCTTTAATTTTACCTAATTGCCATAAAAAGATTTCCCATGTTTTCTTGATTAACGCTAAACCACGGCCGAAACCACCAATTATAGCCATTAAACCTTCAAATGCACCTACGACTAATCTTATGGCTCCTGTTACAGCAAAGAATACGGATGCAACTATTGCAACATTTTTTACTATTTCTAAAAATTTAGCAATCTTTTCGCCAGCGACATTAATATTAGCCGCCATTTTACTGATAGGATCTAATACAATTAATAATTGTTCTTTAAGATTTGTTATTGCACGTTCAAAATTTTCTGCTGCTTTATTGGCATTTATATTTGCTTGTGCTGCACCAGCGGCGCCAGCAATATATTGATCAACACTACCGGCTATACCATTAAAATTTGCTTTAGCACTTTTGCCTAATAAATCAGTTGCTAAACGCGCTTGTGTAGTTTTATCAGTGATTTGCCCTAGACCTTTGATAGTTTTTAAAAATAAATCTTGTTGACTTAATGTTGCTAGGTCTTGTAATGTTATGCCTACTTCTGCAAAACTTTGTTGTAATTGTAATGAGCCATTCGCGGCTTCACCTATATTTCTAGTAAATCTACTAATGGCTTCTTGCGCAGTTTGAGCATCACTGCCATTTTCTTGGAATGCACGATTCAAACCTAATATTGCTTGTACACTAAAATTAGTTTGTTCTGCAAGGTCATTGACTGCCATCGCACCTTTATATGTGTTGGCAATAAAACTACCAATGGCTAATCCTGCTAGTGCAGATCGCATAGCCCCAAACTGTTTATTTAAATTATTGAGACTTCTTTCTGCTTGACTAGTATCAACTGTAACTTTATATGTTAGATCAGCCATTTTACTTCCTCATTATCTTATCAGTTTGTTTTTGCACAAACTGTTCAGTTGGCTTAGTCATACCGTCTGGTCTTTGACTGCTATATCCTTCATCTAAGCGTTTAGCATATGGATAATCAGCGACGATGTTTTTACCTTTTAATTTAGTTTTTCTACGTGCATTTCCATTGCGTACAGGTGTATTTTCAACAAACACTTTATATGCTTGTCCTGGTAATTTTTCTAAGTCATTTTGAATTCGTCTCAAACTTGGACTTATGTTATTTTGTACCATTCTTATTCCTGATGCCATTATTGTTTTGCCTTGTTTAATATCGTCATCAATTCATCTTGTGTGTAATCTGGAATTGGATCTCTACCATTATTCATTGCTTTCTTATTATGCCAGTTCTCAAATGTTAGTGCGCAATCCATGATATACAAATCAAATGTATTACCTCTTGCTATTACTTCGCTTGGTAAAAGCCCATATCTTTTACCAAGCCCATCTACCTGCAATATTGACACCATCTTGGCACTTTTCAGGTCAAGGGTGTCATTTGTTATTTTCCCAACTGTTCGGTCACCTTTGCTATCGCTTTCATTAATACACTTGTAGGTAACATATTTTTTTCTGTTAAAATTTGTACACCTTCGTCATTTAAAATTAATGTCTTTACAATATTTATAAGATCAGTTGTATTCTTTTGATCTACGTTAGCAAGACGCATGAATACTTCCATAGGTTGACGATCCCATGTGTAAAATACAAGAGGCTCACCATATGTCTTTACTGTATCTTTGTCGTCTAAAGTTATTTCCACTAATTGTGGTTCTGAACAGATATCACTTAATTTCATTTGTTATCTCCTTGATTAATTAATTACCACTATATTTATCGTAATGTTCTTCTAATAATTGGTTCAGCAATGCTAGTCTAAACGCTTGCTTTGCTTTCATCTGTCTTATCGTATGTTCCATGTTTGTCAACATAGGCAAAAGTTTTGCTTCATCAGCGATAAGACTACGCAATTTTTCTTCACTTGTTTTTAACCATACTTCGTCATTCATTAGTTCACCTTATTAATAAAAAGGGAATATGTTGCCATATTCCCCTGTTTTTATTGCTTTACTGCAAGATCATTAAATTTGATCGCTGTCACCATTATACATAGTGCCGTCTACAGCGATAGTCATTGGTGTGATCCAAACTGGTGCATCTGGTGCAGCAGTTGGAGCCAACTGTGTGACATATCCTGTACCACTTGAATAGTAAACATTGCTTAGGTTAGCGATGTTACCACCAGTGATGTTTGCGACACTTGCATCATAGTTCCATACAACTAAGAATTGTACAGGTACTTTGTTCTGTGACAAAGATGCCAAACCTTGATCGCTTGCTCCAGAGTTTGCAGTATTAGCGCCGAAATAGACTGTTGGGTCTATGACGACATTCATAGCAATTTCATTGTCTGCTGGAGTTGGCAACTTGTTGATATCTTTTGAACAGAAGTCTACATAACTGTAGATACCTGTACTTGCTGTGATAGTGATATCTTGCAAGCAAGTAACTGACAACACATTTGCACTAGCAATATTAGCATTTGCTAACTGTGCGCTATTGCCCACAGTAGTTGATAATAGTACTAATGGATGTGTTCCAGTTTCGTTAACTGTAATACGTGCCATTGTCTTTCTCCTTGAAGTTCTGTGGCTTAACCATTAAAATTCAATCTCTTTAAATTAAATGTATAGGTACGTTTTTCACTGCGATTACCAACGACTACATTTTGTGTAAATGTGACTTCGTGATATCCACTAAAGAAAGCACTATCCGCTGATAATTCTTGTATACGTTCTTCAATAAAGACCCATTTAGGATCATCTTGGATACTGACGAACAATATTTGAAATTGATCAGTCATAGTATAGATGCTACCACATGGTTGTATACCTAATTGATATGCTTCTCTGCTTGCAGTAGAAACGTCGTCAACATAGATACCATATGGTACTATATCATCAGTGCTAGGATATGTTCCAGATACTTCAACTATGGGCACAAGATTATCTGCGACCACTTTGATGTAATCTATAACATTCTGCTTTACTATTAGTGGAACATTACTCATCAAAAATACCTGCGATCATTGTTGAAGTAATCTACGTCTGCTGTCCAATTTTCTTCTAACTTAGTCGTTGGACCGTTAGGAGCGTCTTGGTTTAGATCATAGAAATTCATCAACTGTAATGCTTTTTCCCATTCAAACTGATATCTACGTAGTGCATGATCATAGTTTGCTTTGTCAACATCATTGACATTGCTGACATCTGATACGATGCTTTCGTAGAATATTTTTACAGCCATGAATGTATCAAGTCGTATCAAAGTCTGATCACTTTTAATGAGCAAACTTGGATTGAAACTTGATATCAATGCACCATTAGGTAAGTTAGTGTAATATGTAGCGCCTAACACAGTATCGCAATACTTCTGCCACCAGCCAAATTCAAGTTGATATAGGATCTCTTGACTACCTACTTTAAAGTAGTCATCCCAATTAACTTGCATCTGTGCCGCGCGGCGTTCAGCGGCAGGATCATAAAATATGATATCTGCTACTGTTGCATTACTCACTCTTTGATATGGTACTGACATATTATTTGTTTCCTATACTAATTTAACTTAGACTTGAAGAATGTTAATAGCACCACCACGTCTTGGATCGGCAACGCCGGCACCCATATAAGCAAGACCAGTCAACCACATCTGTAATCCACCTGGTTTTTCGCCCATCTTGATTTGGAGTCCTTCCTTGAGAACAGTGAAGATCGCTGTTTCATGGAAGTATGCACCAACAAGAACGTTTTGTGAGGCAGCACCTACTACAGTACGAACCGCTGAAGGTAAGAATGTGGTGAAGATCACTGCGCAACCATAGACTGATTCAATACGACCAGTTGATAACAATTCGTTACCAAGTGCTGATAGGTTTGAACCACCTGATTGGCTAACTGCACCGCCTGTCAATTCACCTAACA